TCACTTCTCATTCTACACACCCTCCAAGTTAATCAACGCATGTGTTTCAGGAAGAGTTACTTCAAGACCTGCTTCTGTAAGAATCATATCTTTTCGTAAATCTTCATCTGCTTGTTGCACATTTGTTGTGATTGAAGTGTCTCTGTTGACACCATTACCAACTAGAGGCCTATATGATACATGGTCTAAATCAACCATTTGCATAAATCCTGCTGCAAAACCTCTAAATAAAGGTTCTTTAACAAGAGATACGTCACCATGAATAGTATCTATTTTAGTAATTAAATGCCCAAAAGCACCTTTGCTTGCATTATGATTGTAAGCAGCTCCAGTTGAATTAAGTAAAGAGCCATCTATAAAACCACCATCACCAACTTTATTAAAGTGTGATATTACAGGCAACGAAGCTAATGCTAATTTAGAAGAACCTCCACCCCTTGCAGGGTCAAAAATTACTTCAAAATCAGAAAGCATATCATCATATGACCATTCTGCAGCTGTATTAGACTTGTAATATGGAACACCTTCATTATATGATAATTGTGAACCATCATTAGTAATGTTTCCGTAGCCTTCTGCAATTGTCATGCCAACAATACCATCAGAGTACTGTATGCCACCTGCAGAACCTTTTTGACCAAAAAGCATTGCTCTTTCAATGTCCACTTTATGTTCTCTTAATTTAAGATTCCATATTCGTGACCATTCATCAGCATATCCACGATACACTGTAGCTCTTGCTGTATTAGACATTTCACAAGCTGTTTTAAAGATTTGAGTAAACCCATAATCGTTATCAAGCTTTTGAGACCATACATCAGGAGCACCTGAACCTTCTTGGAAAGATGTACCTATTACAGTACATTTTGAGTCATCTGCTAATGCAAGAGTGCTTGTAGTTGCTACATGTGAAATAACTGTACATGTAACTGAAGTCTGTGTAGCACTTGACGAATTGTCAACGCTATTTATTCTTACATTTGCTGTTGTTGGAACGCTATTACCATCGACATCGCCAATAGCAACAACCATTCCAGGAATTAACCAATCAACACCATCTCCTCCAGCTGTATCAAAAACCATAGTATCGTCACTTCCCTCGGCAACTAATGTTATACCACCTTTAAGTAAGAAACTTCTATCTGTCATTGATACTTTTGTTCTGTCTTCTAAAAAACGGAACTGAGAGTCTGATGTTGGTACTTTTGCAACTTTTGACAAGTAAACAAAAAATGGAGATTCTTCTGGTGACAGTTCTGCGACCCTATCGCTAAAGTCAAATAATCTTCGTGTGTGAAAATCAGTATTACTTACACCAGGAGTTCCAAATTTTACTTGTCCACCATTATAAGTAGCCATTATTATTCTCCTTAGTTATTTTATTTTAATACGTTAGTTCGGCTGCCAGCACTTACAATATTATCCCACATTTCATCCTGTCCGCTTTTAACTTGAGGTTGTTGACCTTGCAATATGCCACCAGGTGTTGGGGCTTGTTGCGTTTGTCGAACATTGTCAAGTGGGTTATCTGCTGTAACTGTGCCTTGGCCTTCGTTCATAACAGCTTTCCACATTTTAACAGCACCTTCCACGCCATACTCTCCAGGATTTTTTGATGCAAAATTCATAAAAGAATCAACTTCAGCAGGAGTTAATCCTTGCTGTAAAAGGTTGCCCTTTAATTGTTGAACTCCTTGTTGTTTCATTACACCTGCCATCCTTTGATTTACTGCCTGTCCAATACTATCCTGTAGCTCTTGCTGTCTGAACTTATACGATTTAGATTTAGGGTCATTATAGGCTTCCCATGGGTCAAATTCATCTTTTTCTAATTCAATGCGTTGCGGGCCAACGGGTTGTCCATTATTTCCACCTTGAACCATGCTTGCAACTGTGTTTGCAATATCTGGTCTTCCTTGGAGTAACTTCCCAATCGCTTCGTATTTTTTTAGATTCTGATTTTCATTAGCGAGTTTATCCTTTTCAGATTGGAAATACTTGACCTGTTCTTCCAAATTCTGTCCAGAACTCTCTGCTACTGTTTGTCCTTCATCTTGCCCTACATTATCAACGGGTTGACCTCCCTCTGGAAGATTCTCGTTTTCATATGCGTCTGTCATCTTACTTCTCCTTTTGCGATTTCTCTTGTCGTAATTGAGCTTGACTACCTAAACGTAATTTCTCTGACTCAAGTTTGACCGCATCTTTTAGTCTACCAACGGAGAGCCTATCTTCAGCTTTTCTAGTTGAAGAATCTTTGCTTAGCTCTGCCTTGAATTTTTCTACCTCAGTACGCTTACGTGCTTGTATAGATTCTCTATGTGCAGTTTGTAAGTCGCCTGACACTTTCTTAATTTGGTTTTGTGCTTGTCCTAATGCTTGTTGTAACTGCTGTATTTGGTCTGTTCTTGACAATACACCCTCCTTATCAAATATGTCTGTTTTCTTAAGTGCTTCCACTTTATCAATAAGTCCAGATTGATAAGCTTGCATATATATTTCCCATTCACCCCATTTATTTGAAGGCATTGTAGAATTGCCAATTACACGTATATCAAATTGGCCTACTGATACTTCATTTTCAATTTCCATTAATTGTTTTGATTTATCATCATATAATCTTTTATTAACTGTATATTCATTTATGTCATTATTAGGTTGCGCAATTTTAAATGTTTTTTGAAAATTGTAATGAGATTTAGATAAATTATAAACTACTCTACCAATTCTTTTTAAAGACCCTTCAACATCTCTTAGTTTAGACTTAGAGCGTCTTTGTCCAAAATCTTCCATCATCATAGTTGCAGAAGACGTTCTTGGAGCAGCCTCAGCATTTCCTTGCATCATTTCAAATATTCCCATATTTAAATCAATATATTTTTCAATCATTGCAGGTAATTGCATAATTGAAGAAGATAACGGTTGTGGTGCTGGAAAATGCGGTTCCCCAAAAGAAGCATCATATTCGAGGGTGGCATTCGGATTTGCCCAATCTCTTTCGAGTTCTTCAATATCTTGAACACTTCCTTGAGGTATAAGAAGTTTAAGTCCAGAACTAGCCTGAGCGTGTGAAGTAATTAATGATACAACCTTATTGAGGAACCTTTGAAAATCTTTATTTTTTCTAACATCACTCATTGGATATGGTGTGTTAGTCCATATATTAGGAACTGGGACAACAGGATATATATCTGTATCTAAAACAGAATCATATAAAACAACCTGTCCAACCGAACCCGTTTGTCTTATTCTTGTTTGTTGAACTTCAACAAAATCAATCAAACCTTTATCAATTGCATTTAAAAATTGTTTATCTTGCTGTAAAGCTTGAAATTGTTCTTGAGGTATAATTTTTTCTTGATTGTTTCTTCTGTCTAACAATCTATAATATGGAACTTTTACTTTAGAATAATATTCAATTAATCGATATTTTTCACCCGAATTTTGATAATCATAATCTTTAACTACATCAGGAGTAAATGAGTCCATTGTTCTTTTATTTGAATTATCTGGATAATCTTCTTCAGAAACAGTATCTATTTGGTCAATTACCATTTTTTCACTGTCTTCTTCAATAGGCTGCGCAAGTTGAGGATATGCATCAATTAATTGCAATTTGCTCATTATATGCGATACCATTATACCTGAAGCATCTCCAAAATATCTTTCTCTTGAATTTGGGTCTACATAAACTTTAAAAGGATTAAGGTGTTTAAATTTAACTTCACCTCTACCGTAATCAGCTTCTTTATCTATATAAGCATAAAAATAGCCCATGCCTGTAACTGTGTAATCGTGGACCGCTTGTTTAAATTGTTCGTTTCCATCAGATATATCCCAAACATACTCTAATATTACTTTCCAAACATTTGCAAGTTTGTTATCAGAGTCTTCTCTTCCAACTGCTGAAAACTTAGGGGGCTTTGATGTTATAATTGCTTTAAACTGTTCAATAGCAGAATAAAGCCTATCCATTGGAACAGCTGATTGATTTCGAGATGCAAGTTCATCCATTTCCTCTGCAGTAAAATGATTACCTAAATAAAAATCAATATCTTCTCTAGCAGCAACATCCCAATCTTCCCTGGCATTAGACCAGCGGTCAAAAGTCTCTCTTATTTCTTTTGCTCTAAAATCTTCTTTAATCACAGTAGATAATATACTAATAAATGGTTATAACTAACAAATCGACTCAAATTCTTTTACCTGTCATCCAATCATACATCTTTCTTGGCTTATACCAAGTTCCGTCTTTTTTCTTTTCTTTCTTTAAACTTGAAGCTTTAGGATTTCCTTTTGCCCATTGCGTTGCAAGATAAAAAGCATCAATAACATCATCATGCGAACCTTTAGGAAAATCAATTAATTCATCAATAAATTCATGATGTTGTTTTTTAAGATGAACTGCGCCTGCTTTAAACATAGGCTGCAGTCCTTCAAACAGTCTGTCTTTCTTTTTAGAGTTATAGTTCTTGATTCCTTTTTCAATTCCTGGTAAAAACAATCCTTCACTCTTGCTTCGTTTCATTATATAATCTCTTAACATTTCTTGATATGCAATAGTTTCAATGTTTATTCGTCTAATTGGCGAGTATTGTTTAGCGATTTTAAATATCTCATCGGCACATTCCATTGGTAAGACTCTTTTACGCCAGTAGTCAATAACATAATAATCATATTCGGCAGTAACGCCAAGAACCATAATGACAGAATAATCACTCCTAGAAGTAATTGTCGAAGCGGGGTCAACACCAATATATATATTAATGTATTCTTTATCCCCATTAGCAAA